TTGGGTTAATGCAGATGTTCCCCGGACCAAACTCGATCTGAGTGTTCACTCCCGCATCTGAGAACGCTCCGCACTTCATAGCATACGTCCCGAGGCTGAAGTGGCAGTCCTTAATCTGAACATGCCCACACGCACCTTGCATGTAAATACCATGCGAGAACGCAGCATCCTCAAAGAAGCAGTCTTCAATGAGAACGTTTGTCCCACCATCCATTGCAATACCACAAGTGTTGCCGAGGCTCCACCCAGGGAATCGGCACTGATTAAGGTGAACACCCCAAGGCTTCGTGGTCGCGGTAGAAGCAGCATCCACCCTCAACAAGAGTGCAGCACCTTCATAGAAAAGGGTGCCCGCATCTGCTCCCATAAAACCCATACCCTCAATATAACAAGGCTGAGAGATAATCACTGTGGGATCACCCGTAAGGGTACTTGAGTAAATCGACGTAAACTCACCACGCATCGAAGGGGCAACTCCCCACCTCTGTGCGATGATATTGATTCCTGCCTTATTAAACAGGAGCGTCGAGGTTACTGCCTCACCACCCTTCTTCACCCAAATGGTGTCGCCACGATTAGCTACACAGGCATTAATTGCAGCCTGTAATGTTGAGAAGCACTGAGCTTCATCAACATCCCACCAGGGCACATCAATGTCGTCTGCACCACCTGAATTAGCATTGACAAAGAATGTCCTTCCATTCGGTCCATCACCCCCGATGAACGCGGGGGCCTGAATGATGCTCTTAGAATGTGAAATTCCTGAAGGCATGACTCTTCTCCTTTCGGTTAGCTAGGATTCGAGCCAATCCAGCCGCGAGGATCAAAGAAATACACATTAATCCTCTGACGTGCGGTGAATTCCGCTGCCTTCGTCCGGAAGTCGAAATCATCCTCGAACTCTGGACGTACCCGGAACAGGAACCAAGCATCCATCATTTCAGGATCCTGGAAGAACCATTCCTTACCCTGAGTCTTATAATGTGACACCACATAAGTAAGACCTGGGCGCTTCTTCATTATAGCGTTCACATCGTTATCCATCGTGAACGGTTCCTTTTCGCCTGCTGTGATCTTAATCGCGATATCCTCATCCGCAATATTAATCACCAACCTACGGAAGTTTGCAACGACAGGTTCGCCGTTGTGGTCAACTAGCTGCTCAGCAAGGTCAAAAGCTGCTTGGAGGCCAGTAACACCAAACTGAATGTTATTAGCAACCTGATTTGACCAATTTCCACTCTCAGCAATCAACGTATGAGTGGTCGAGCAGAGTGCTTCCGCTTCGAGCCCCGTAAAGGTCGAGCCCGAGAACGCATCGTCCAGCAACGCCGCTGCCCGGTACTCCTGGGTCAAGCGAGCTGACCGTCCGAGCCACTTCGCGTTCTGATTGGCTCTGCCGTAAAGGTCATCGTCCATCATACGCTTCGAGATGGCAAACCCCAACGCGTACTCATCATCGACGAAGGTAACCTTGTCACTCATCACCGGATCAAGGAACGTAACCGGCTCAACCTCACCTCGAACTACCATCCGAGGCAAGCCCGAGACCGCTACAGCCTCAACCTCAGCTCTGTCCTGCGTTCCAACGTTCAAAAACTGCGGATATTCCTCTTTGTGACTCTGGTAGTTATCCCTGAAGTCTCTCCGCAGCCCCGGTCGGAGCGCATGGTTAAATGCTCCACGTACTAGCATCAATCACTCCTTAGCCGTTAGGCTGTTGAAGAGCAGACTCAAGAAACAAGAACCATACCACATTCAGGTCATCATCGATCTTCGTGATCTGAGCAATAACATCACTCGTATCATCATAGTCGATGTAGTCCTGACTACTCACCAAGATCATACCGTACTGATCACCAACAGTCAGATTCGAAAGGTCAGTAGTAATTGCACCGCTAACTACGACCTTCGAAACAAACTCTGTATTTCGATCAGCAACAGCAATGGCAAGTAACGTACCGGGATTATCTGGAACTCCAGCAGCAGCACCCTCAAGGGTAATACCGTAGACATTCGTCACGGTTGCTGCAAGACCATGAAGCACAGCCGCACCTGCAGTAAGGGTCACAACTCGACCTTTATTGCAGGTAATCGTACCGGCATCCACGTTGACGACGTTAGGAACGTCGCCTGCTGAGCCCAAAGTTCTGCCCGGTTGTGTGAAGAAAGGCATCTTACTCCTCTTCTGAATCTCCCACACCGAGAGGATCAAGAACAGGAACCTCGGGATTCCGACGCTTAGCCATACGGATGTAGTCCTTCTTTGCATCTATCCGTCTCCGTCGTTCCTTCCGTTCCTCCTTGAGTTCCTCTAAAATCTCATAATTCTCCCTCGAAGTCGACATCAACACTGCATCACCGACGACTATTCGGCTATCACCCTGACCATGCAGCCCAAGTTTAACATTTCCTGCTGATGCCTTCTTGTCATGTTCTAACTCAAACCCCAACGCCTTCCAGCGGTCTATGTCAGTCTCGGTATTCCGAGGCCACTCATAATGCTTATCAGGGTCTGGATTCTTCACAGCGATCCGGGCACTAACCATTCCTCTATCAAGGACTTGGGCCAGCTTCGCCTTCTTTGACGCACGCTCCTTCGCTTGCTCTGGAGTCAGGTCTCTTTTAATATCTGTAGGCATCGGTTAAGCCTCTTTCTTCTTTAATCCAACAGTTGATTCTGCAACATCTTCTGGATTCATTTCTTGAAACTCCCGAAATTCACCAGGAGTCATCTTATAATACTTACACATCGCCCTCTCTGTCTCATCAAAATCATCCAACGAAACCTCACCCGAAGCTGCTGGCTTCGCTGGAGGCGGAGGTGGGGGTGAGGATCTATGCTGAGGTATCGGACCCCTATGCACATTTGCTCCTGGCACCTCAGTCACCTCCTTTGGCTTTGCAGTCGAGGTAATACCCTCCTTGGTTCTCATCCCAACCGCAGTATAGTATAGAGTACCAAGCAACCCCTCATCATTCGGGTTAGGGAAATCCTGCTTTGCCAGCATCTGATCAATCCATGGCCTTACCTCATGCCAATCATCAAACTTCGCTGCCATCCTCTCCTCAAGCCCCTGTACCGCTAGGTCCTGTCTAGCTTCTTTAAGCTCAGTTCGAAGAGGAGCAATTGTAGCTACCAGCTTATCCTCTAATCGCTGCATAGCAGAATCAGGATTGGTAAAGAAGTCCTCCTTCTTCTCCGGTACTGGAGGAGCAGGTGGCTTCGATTCGAGGTCCTTAATTCTATCCTCGAGACCCCTTACCTTATTCTTCTGTCCATCAACCACCTGTTTAGACATCCTAAGCAGAGCCTCAATCTCTTTAGGACTCTTACCTTTAAGTGCCGGGTCTGTGAACTCAACCTTACCTTCCTCGGTTCCTGTACCCGACCCATGGTCCTCGGCCTCTGCTGGAGCCTTCGGCACTCCCTCTGTCGTTTCCTTCTTTTTCTCTTCTGGCATCTTGTTTTCTCTCTCGATTAAGGATCTGTTCGGCCAGGCCGATTACTTGCCTAATACCTTTGTGTTGCTGAATCTGCTTGAACGCTTCATCAGCATCTCTAGCGGACGTTGCGGACTGTAGAGCATCCTCACTGAGGGCCTCTACCACTCGAAAGTAAACCAGCCAGCCCCTCTGGTCCAACAGAGCCGAGAAGCTGCTCAAGTCCTTGTCCGTTATTTCCGCCAGGACCTCCTGTAGCCCCTGCGGACGGTCCTCCATTAGTCCCCTCCTCTAAAAAGAGTAATTTCTCTGCATCTGGAGTCTGGAACGTCGCCAACAGCCGTTTCATCGCTTCGTCACTAGCTGCCACTGCCCTCGCAGCAGTTGTAGCCAACAACTCAGGATCTTGCATAACCTGAGCAAGTTGAATGATCTGAGCATAGTAATTCGTTATGATCTGGAATAGGCTCATCCATTGTCTCTGCTCTACATCACGGTTAACGATAGAACTAGTCGCAGTCAACTCAATAGCTGCTCCACTCCGTACAAGCTCCGTCGGCATATTTAAGATTTGCTCAACCCATGCTCCCTCCTCCTCCTTTATAAGCCAATGCCTCTGTTGGTCGCCAAACTGCTGATAGTTCGAGAGAACATCCTGACCCAAGAGCGAGAACCATTGACGGATGTTACGTAAGACAAGGTCGAACCTCTTGTTCCCCTCGGCGAGCCGGGCCAGATCTCCCGTTGCCGTACCCGGTGTTCCTTGCTGTGGCTGTCCAAGAACTACATCGTTAGCTCCGGTTCTGCGCTCAGAATAGCCGAGTAGTCCTTGCTCATTGGCATAGGCACTAGGGTAAATCTCGCTGAGCTGCAAGACCTGAGCGTCTCTAGAGGGATCGTCAAGGAACCAAATCTTACCAGGGAAAACTGGCTCATCTGGAGAGATTCCTGACTGCTTCTTGATTGCAAGCATCCGCATGTTGGCGAGTGTGGCATTATCTAACCTCTGACGATTGATCGTCGTAATCATATCCTGAAACTGCTCGTTCTGCTTTCCTACCCCTATTCCCCAAATCCTACCCTCGACGTTAACATACCGGGCGATCCTCCACGGCCTATGAAGATCCGCGTACCAGTTCGCCCGAATGGAGAGTATAGTCATTGAGGCTTCGTGATAATCAAAGACTATCTCCTCGTCCTCACCATCAACTCCATCTACATCAAATGATGCCCAAGTCTCCTGAACCCGGAACTCCTCCCTCCATTCCGGCTCAAACTTATCAAGCTTATCTATCTCATCATGATATTCAGCTGAACTCCCAGACGCCTTTACCTCATTCGACTCAGCCCATGCCTTCACCTTCTCCACAGCCTTCGGGTCCATCCTCCCACCCTGAGACATCTGCTTCAACTGACCCCAAGTAAAGACATGCTCCTCACTTGCCCAAGGTGACGTTTGGGGGTCTTGCTCCCCTGCTCGAATGAAGAAGTTTGCACAAGGAGTATACTCTAGGGTTGCCCCATTATGTTGAACAGCATAAAATGGGTCATCACCTCCACCAGGAGCCGGGCGCAGAGACTTCTTTATAATCTTATCATACCCACTCTTTCCAATGCACGTACCAAGCTTAACCAACTCCATCAACGAATCACTAGAGAACTGATAGACATTCAGCGCATTTACATTCTCGACCTCAGTTTGTAACCACTCCTCAACAGGCGTCGCCGCATCAATCCACCTAGAAGTCCTTGGGCGGATAGACCAGAAGGGTTCGACGGAGAAGATTGTATTGATGATCCGGGCATGAATAGCCTCAACAGCAATAGCAGTAAGGGGAACGACTATGTTCGCAGCCCGCTGAAACGGGAAGTTCTTAACCTCCGCTTCCGGCTGTGCCCAATACTGCTTCTGCCAAGTTATCCAATCATCGACAATATCCTCCTTCTCCTGTCTAGCTAGGTCTAGCTCAGACGCCATCCAATTGACTAAGATGCTCTCCCTCTCTTTCGAGAGCTTCAGCATCCTCGGCCAATTTCCCTTAGGATCTAGAGGATCTATTTCCTCTGGAGGCCCAGGGACCGGAGTATCTTGATCTAAGATCGAAATTGAAGTCACTTTACGACCCTGTTATAAGGCGTGTCAACCTATTAGGTTCATTCCCGGCCTTTACTGCCCTATACTCAGCAGTCCTTCCAATAAACCAAGTAGCACATATTCCTCCCCAAGCTACCCAAAACTGGGTTGGAAGCTCCAGCTCGCTAAAATCAACGTTTGCTGTAAATAGAGCAGCCAATCTAAGGATTGTTGGCAACAGTACATAGTTCCACCCTATAGCCACCAATCCGAAGTAGACAACTGATGGCCGAGCACGCTTAGTATAGTTATCCCCAAACTGCATCTCCGCTTCGATAGTCCTAGCCTTCGCATCTATCTCAACTCGAAATGTCTGCTCTAGCTCTGAGTCTCTAGCTGCGATGAGTGCAGCTACCTTGAGCTTATGAGCATCCCTTTCATCACCAGTAGTGATGAAGCGATCTGCTGCACCAGCAATGGAATCAATTAGACTTCCTGCCGTCGCGTCGAAAATCTTTGTGAAGATACTCATGTTCTTAAACTCCTAACTACAGTTCTAGTCTGCTCACCTTCATACCTAATTGCTTCCTCAAGATCCTTACCGAATTCTAGCTGGTTGTTCTTCATAACTAAATCAAGGGAGCCGAAACACCCCTTAATGAATTCCTTATCTAACTCTGAGAGGGAATTCTTCCTTCGATCCGGATTGCCCCCATTCCCATTAGCGAACCGCCTTCTCTTATAAATCTCCATGCCCTTCTGACCCCCCAAAACCATCCCGACAGCCGTCATTACCTGAGCAAAGACCATGAAATCCATTATTTATCCTTCTTCTTTTTAGTTGGCTTTCCTCCAGCCCTAGCCCCAAAGAAGCCTTTTTGGGCCTTATTCAGCTTCTTCCCCCTTACCGACCCGTGGCGTAGGATCTTCTTGGCCTTCTTCTTAGTCAACTTATGCGGCATAACAATTTCCAACTGTTGGAATTCAGTAACCAGTCACCGCCGACCGCAACTCCATAACCTTCCGAGTTGCACTCTGATAATCCCTCATATCCTCGTCTATCGATCCAGCCCTCCAAACCTCCGGACCCTGAGCCAGTGCATCGAGAAGGTGGAACTTCCGAATGACTCCAAACCTCTCCCACTCCTCGCGGAATTCATACATTCCCTCAGCACAGTAAATCTGCCCGGCAATAGCAAGTGGCCCAAGAGCCTTAACCCTAGCTCCCTTTACCCGACTCTGTGTCTTATAAGCCTCAACATTTGGATGAATCCCTACCCTATCACACTCTTGAGTAAACCAGTATCGGTAGATCGCGGAGAAGTTCACTTCCTCCACCGAAAAGGTCCGGGGCACCCACTTAGAGTTAAGCTCAAACATAGTCCGGATAAGCTCATGGGGCTTCAGACGTTTACGGATAGTCTCGAGAATGTAGATATTATTATGCCTATCCACTCCCGTAACTACTATCCCAGTCTCGTCCGACTCTATATCCTCTCCCATAGATGGATCAATAAGAACTACCCTGTCTAGGTTTTCCGGGCGTACCTTCCTCGTCAACCTCTCCTTATCCTCGTTGACTCCCTCAAAAACTATGAGGTCACCTTCCGGCGTCACATTGTAGAACTTGAGCCATTGAGCATCGAACTCCGTTAGCGAGGAGTCTAGTGGGTTGTTGACGTATTGTGCTGCCCACACTTTCCGGTTCTTCATAAGGATCATATAGTCTTCCATCGAGTTTTCTTCTGGGAAGATTATCTTTCCATCCTCAATAGCTGACCGGATATACGCAACTAAGACTCCCGCTTCAAAATGCTCCTTCTCAAGATTAACTGCATTGAGTACCGATGCTTCTTTATCTACCCCATACATCTCAAGCGCATGAGCGTAGACATCGAACATTGACCACCTAGTCCCTACTAGATCCCACCCGTCAAGACGGGGCCGGGTAAGCAGAGACTTAATATTATCGAACCAATCAACGATGTTCGACATGATAGTGAGAGATTCTCGAGCCTTCTCTCCTATAAGATCATCCAACTTGAGCTTATGATAGTGTCTTCCCTGAGCTGCTCCACCAGCGCCAATAACATCAAATGTTGGCTCTTTCCAATGCTCTTGCCTCGGGAGTTCGAGCTCTAAAGTATTAATCCTCTGCTGCCTCCGCGTCGGGATACACTCAGGGAAGAGTGCAAGCATCATTTCCTTTGAGAGAAAAGCTTCCGCAATCTCAAATAAGGCTCTGCTTGCTCCTTTCTCAGTCTCATGTGACAGGAGTATCTTCACATTTGGACCGAGAGTCCAAGGATACTCCTTAACCACCCCATCATCGTTTGGAAGGGCTATCTGAATAGCCTCAGCGTTATTAAGAGTTGTCTTATAATGCCCCCGAGGGAGCAACTCTATTCGATGTCTATGCTTTCTAGTCTTCTGTTTCCACATACAGTAATGCTTATGCAGCTTCGGAGACAGAAGTTCGTTCTCAAGGACCGTATTTGAGAGGAAAAAGAGGTCACTCTTCGCCCATTTACGTAAATAGGTGAGTTCAGTGCTAGAAATGTCCTTAAACTTCTCTTCGGCATCAGCTCGCCGCTTCGAAAGCCCCTTTTCGTCCGTGAGGGCAGCAAAGTCCCTCGCGAGGTCTTGGTTATTCTGTTCTTTTTCCATTATCATCACTAACCTCTACTACTACAGCCTCTTCAGCCCTCTCGAAGAGGATTTGGGCCTCTTTTGCCCTCTCAATCCCGGCAACTAGCTTCTTCTCGGTCTCTGGAGAGAGCTGAATACCCCCTCCTCCATCCTCCTTCTGTCTATGCTTCCCATAACCTATCCGGTCTAGAAGCTCGAAGCTTACATTATCTTGATGAACCTTAGCTTTCGTCCCGACAGCGATATTCCCTTCGCTATCTTCGATGGGTGTCGTTATAGTTGCAGCTATATTATCGATAGCCTTCTCCCCCAGTCCGACCATTTTATCCTGAACCGTCGTCATAAGCTGTCCATAAGCTCTCTTACGGGCAAACTCTATAACGTTTAAGGTCCGAGGATCATTCAGTACCCGGTAAACGTGACCCTTCGTAACTCCCGTTTTAGTTGCAATGGAGTCCGGCCCATGCCCTGCGATATGCAGAGCAGCTATCAAGTCGTGGACCGGCTTCCACTGGACTATAGGATTACCATAGTTCGTCAGATACTTTGGCACTTACGTAACTCTTTCAATTGTAGTCAACTCCGCAATCACCGTGAGCTTCCGCCCTAGGACCGCTGCTATCTCTGATCCTGTCGCAGCCCAATATCGAGCATTCCAATGCCTTGCCCCAAAAAACCGAGAGGACCACACTTATAGATCCGAATAGGACCGGGTAACAGCAGACCTATTTCCATCTTCATCCACAGTGGCAGTAATCCGATCAATTGAGTCTGCAAGGTCTCTCAGCTTATTCGTCGCCGTAGCTGCCCCAGATAGCTTACCCGCTGCCGAAGCATTTTGCAGCGTCTGACTCTGTTGGAATGTCGTCGTCCCCTCAATCACCATCGCAAGAATTGCAGCTACTATCTCCGCAACCGCATCAGTGTTAAGAGCAGCAGCATCAACAGAATCAGTAGTAAGAACCTCTGTATGAGCTTTAATCTGCCCCCCAGTAGCAAGTGCAGCCGGAACCCGAGATTGAATATCCTGAGTATCAGTTTCAATAGAGGATAGCTTCGTTGAGTTGCCATCCATCTCTTGCCTATTCTCTGTTGCTGTTGGAGCTACTCCCGCAGCATCAGGAACTGTTGTATTTGCTCCGTCAGTTCCCCTCATTGCTGTAGTCGGGATCGCGTCCAGTAGAAGGTCAAGCCTACCACCATTAATCCAATCAGTCAGCGCACCCATCCGAGCAGCAGTAACCTCATTCGTATTTGCAAGCTTGGTATCGAGGTCCAGCTCACCAGCATCAGAGATCGGCACGCCGCCAGCAGCGTCAGCCGCAGCATCGGGCAAGGCCGTGCCCGTCATGCCACGAGTCGCATCTAGGATTCGGAAGGCAGCCGCAATGAAACTGACAGTCTGACCGTCAATGGTAATGGTCGAGACCACGACGGTGTACCACGGCCCCACCGTGAAGAAACCAGCATCAGTGTTATCCGACAGGTCAATACTGAACCCGTGGATACCTGTCTTACTGTCGAAGTCAATGCCGTCCGTATCGAGCAAAGTGTATCCAGACTCAGATGAACGTGTCGTCGCAACGCCATCCTTGTATATCTCAATGTCCGTAACGGCGAGTCCACTCATCGTGATACTTGCGCCCGTTCCACCATCGAAGGTGTCGAACAGGATCGGCAGCGTGTCATCTTTGATCGGGTAGTAGACTGGATAACTCATACTAGCCTTCCTTTAACCAGAAGGCCGCCGCCAATCAGCTTGCCGCCAATGAGAGAGGATTCAGGGTCACCGGCCGCACCACTAGCTGGAGCCAGCGAAATTAGAGCATGAGATTGATTCTCGTCTGATCTGGCGTTGGTCCAGCCTTGAGTCTCAGCACCAAATGAAGCCTTTTCCTCGTATGATCCTGCCTCTGTATGACCAGAGGCGGCCATGTCGTATTCTTCCGTCTGCCCCACATCAGCAGTCCAGGCCGGGCTAGAGTCTCTCGAACATACAACCGAGTCAAAGATCCAAGCATCATCCGTCAGGGTAGTAATCTCGGTTTGCATTACATTGTCGGATGTAACCTCGCCACTTGCTGTTGCTTCGGGATCTTCATCCTTGACCCCCTTCAATGCCCTCACAGAGAAACCACAGTCAGCACCAGCGTTAACTGTGAGCCGCACCGTATAGGTCCCAACAGAAGGTACAGCGGCTGCTCTCAAGAACAAGATTATTGAGCGCAGATCCGTGTCCGTGGTGTGAACTTTATGGATAGCAACTGCGAAGGTGGCCTCATCGCCTCCGCCAGGGTCCAACACAACAGAAGTGAAATCGG